TGACAAAAACCTAAATAAACACTATAATATATAATAGGAGTTGTAAATGAAACTTAGATATAGTGAAGCATTTTATAGTGTACAAGGTGAAGGACGCTTCGTAGGCGTGCCTAGTGTATTCTTACGTACATTTGGTTGTAATTTCCGTTGTATGAATTTTGGTTTGGACAAACATCCGAACAGAGCAGAAAAATTAGAACAGGGTATTAAGTATAATCCCGAAGTTAAAGCACTGCTAGATGACGGTATTTTAGACAAGGTAAATAGATTTGAAGACTTGCCCATTGTACACACAGGTTGTGATACATACGCAAGTATCTATCCAGAATTTAAGAAGTATATGAAAGATCACACAGTTGACGAAGTTGTTGACTATGTGTTAAGTCTTACTCCGCAAAACAAGTGGACTATGGACAATGGACAGGACGTTCATTTTATACTAACAGGAGGCGAGCCGTTACTAGGGTGGCAACGCTTATACATGGATCTATTTGAACACCCTAGAATGGGAGACCTTAAAAATGTTACGTTTGAAACAAATACAACACAAACTCTTAGAGATGATTTCCGAGAGTGGCTCAACAACGAAAGAACATTTCATATCACTTGGTCATGCAGTCCGAAACTTTCCGTTAGCGGAGAGCCTTGGGATACTGCTATCAAGCCTGATATTGCTAGGCAGTACTTTGATGTTCCTAATAGTAGTATGTATTTCAAGTTTGTTGTGGCTACCGAAGAAGATGTGGACGAAGTTACAAAAGCAGTTGAACAATACAGAGCAGAAGGAATCGATGTTCCGGTCTATGTTATGCCGCTTGGGGGTCGTTCAGAAGAATACAGCCTCAACACAAGAGGAGTCGCAACACTGGCAATGGAGCGAGGTTGGCGCTATACACCCAGACTACACGTCGACATCTTCGGTAACGCTTGGGGAACCTAATGAAACACTTGATCAAAAGGCAAGAAAGGCAGGACTATAATGTTAGATAAAATAAAAAACATTTTTAAAAAAGATGGAGTTCCTGCTTCTGTATCAAAAGAACCTGGTACTGATGCAAAAGCAGAGGCAACTAAAAAGAAAGAACCTTATGTAGCAGTTCTTAATGTTGAAATGAAAGATAATAATCCACGTAATGGATTCTTTGAACTAGATTGGAATGAACACTTTATTCGTGAACTTAGAGTAAACGGTTACAATGGCGACAGTGAAGAAGAAATTGTTGACGCATGGTTTAAAGAGTTATGTGGTAATGTAGCACGTGAACAAGGTGTAGCGACACCAGATACTCCTATGGGTGCTGGATTTATTAACACTAAAGATATCGGAGACGGTAAATCGGAGATTAGTTAATGAACACTACTATTACAAAAAAGCAAAGCAAATATAAAAAAGAAGACTATCAAGCACTAGCAGATTGTATTAGAAGTGATCAACTAAGTGCAAAACAGGTACACGAAACTATGGTTTATAATCCTGATTTTGCTAAATGGTACAAAATGAAATACTTGGTGAGAAAATAATGACCTATATACTTGTAGACACAGCAAATACATTTTTCCGTGCTAGACATGCCGTAAGAGGTGATGCTGATATTAAAATTGGCATGGCTCTACATACTACACTACAAAGTATTCGTAAAGCATGGCAAGACTTTAATGGCACTCACGTAGTGTTTTGCTTAGAAGGACGTAGTTGGCGCAAGGACTATTACGAACCATATAAACGTAATCGTCAAGAATCCCGTGACGCTTTAACTCCTTCGCAACAAGAAGAAGAAAAAGTGTTTTGGGAAACATTTGATGACTTTAAAGATTTCCTACAAAACAAAACAAACTGTACTGTGCTACAACATAAACAACTAGAAGCAGATGATTTGATTGCAGGTTGGATACAAGCACATCCTAAAGACGATCATGTTATCATTTCAACAGACGGTGACTTTGCACAACTAATTGCACCTAATGTAAAACAGTATAATGGTGTACAAAAAGTAACTATTACACATGAAGGTTACTTTGACGAAAAAGGCAAAGAAGTAGTAGATAAAAAAACTAAAGAACCTAAAGGTGCTCCAGACCCTGAATGGCTGTTGTTTGAAAAGTGTATGCGTGGAGATACTAGTGATAATGTATTCAGTGCTTATCCAGGTGTTCGCAAAAAAGGCACTAAAAACAAAGTAGGGTTGCTAGAAGCATACGAAGATAGACATTCAAAAGGCTTTAACTGGAACAATCTAATGCTACAACGCTGGACTGATCACCTAGGTGAAGAGCATCGTGTACTAGATGATTACACACGCAATGTTACACTTTGTGATCTTAAAGCACAACCGCCTGAAATTAAAGAACTTATTGGTGCAACAATCGCAGAAGGCATTGGTGCTAATAAAAATATTACACAAGTAGGTGTTCGTTTAGTAAAATTTGCGAGCAGTTATGAACTTAACAAAATTACAGAACAAGCAGAAACATTTGCTAAACCGTTAAATGCAAGATATGGAGGAGAATATGCAAGCCAAGCAACTGGTACCTAATAAATTTTGGATTGTACAAGATCATGGACGTAAGGTTGGCACACTCGCCAAAGACAAACAAGGATTTGTTTTAGTTACTCCACGAGATAAAATTGTATTTGAAACTGTAGACAAAGTTTATGAAACTTTTGGTCAAGACTTTTTTGAACAAACTGTAAAACAAAAAACTAAAGATAGTAAAGTAATGGAAGTGCATGGTTATCCAACAAGCACTCCTGCATATAATCCTTTGCTAGACGTACAAAACAATTTGCCTTTGTATAGCAAAAGTAAAAAATCAAAGAGTTTGTACTGTGCAGGTTACTATACTATTAGATTTGCAAAAGGTTGGGTTAAAAGTTTCTGTCCTAAACTTATTACACTGCAACGTTATGAGTACAAAGGACCTTTTACAACAGAACTAGAAATGCGTCAGGTACTAGCGAATGTCTCGAAATCCAATTAACACTATACCTATCGAGAACTTTTTGCAAAGTGCAAAGATAGCGGGTAAAACTCAACAACGTGAACTTAAACTAGATGCTAAACAATATAAAGACCTAGCAGATAGCATAAGCATGGTGCTTGCAAGACTAGTAGAACTGCAAGACACACGCCTACAACAACCGCAAGAGGTTAATGTAGATGTACAAATGGACGGCGGAAACTTCTAATTTTTCGATAAATAAGTACGTAGTTAACTTAAAGGAATTACGTACAATGAGTAGACCAAAGCCTAATGTTCTGGAATCATATACAGACAAAAACACATTTAGACGAGAAGAAGTACTAGATGCTGATGCCATATGGGCGGTCTTTTATAAGGGTAAACCTTTTAACTTAAAAAGTTCAAACAGTATATCACCAACTCCTGGTCCTAAATACAAAAAGACATCTTTCTCAAATCCAGGACACGCAATTAATCTAGCAAAGAAACTCAATGCTACATTTAAAAGCACAGATTTTGAAGTATACAAGTTAACTAACGGCGAGAAAATCTCGTAATGGATATCAAAGAAGCGTATACCAAAACATTTATGATTTCGGCGGGAGAACAAGACACTTCCGAAACTGAAATTAAAAAGAACTATATGCTATGGTGGCAAAACACCCGCATGAAAGGTGACAGTGGTTTGCGTTTAACCAAAGACGGTTTTGAGTATGCTACTGACAACGCTGATCTACAAACATACGAGATCAAATTCCCAAACGAAATAAAGTTTACACCACAGGTATTCTTATACTTGGATAACTTTATTGATTGTCCGTATTACGTTACAAAGAAAAGAATATATGTATTCAGCGAAAAAATGGGTCTACAACTTATGATGTTCGCTGGAGATATCAAACAGTACGGACTTGCTCGTGCTATGGCACAAGAATTAGAAGATTAATCCTTCATTTTGGACAGTTTTTTTGGAAAATAAGTGGAAAAACCGCTTGACATTTCTGCTGTTGAGTGTATTATATACTTATAGTTAGAAACAAAGGAGCAATAGCAAATGGCACAAGCAACAGAAGCACGTACAGTTACACCAAACGAAGCAAAGGCGGCTGTACAACACGCAATGAAACTGAAGCGTCCTATCTTTATGTGGGGTCCTCCAGGCATTGGTAAAT